GGTAGAAACGATTTTCGGGGCCGCTTTCAGTATCCCGCCGATGCTGGATGTCAGATTGCCAATAAATATCAGCACAGGCCCCAGCACAGCCACAATACGGCCAATCGTCAGGATGACATTCTTTGCGGTATCGTCAAGGCTGTTGAATTTCTGTACCAGTCCGGATGTGGCCTGTATCATCTGCGTGATGCTCGGCAGCAGCGTGCCCATCAAGTCGATAAGGGCGTTTTTGGCTTCGTTCAGTGCCTTGGCAAATTTCTGGTTGGTGGTGTCGGTGACTTTCTGGAATGCTTCATCTGTTGCCTTGCCGCAATCCTGCATCTGGGTAAGGATTTCGTTGTAATCTGCGCCGCTGTTGCGGGCAAGCACCATTGCGGCAGAACCGGCTTCGACACTGCCGAACATGTCTTTCAGCGTCTTGCCATCCTTGGCGGCGGCATCAGAAAGCATATTCAGAATGTCGGATGTAGAATTGCCCTCGGCTTTCAGATCGGCAAAGCCTTTGCCCGTCAGTTTGCGCAGGGTGGTGTCTGTGATGCTGCCGGACTTTGTAAGTTCGTTCAGCATGGATTTTAAGTAAGTGCCGGATTCCGCGGTGGCAATACCGTTTTTTGTAAGCAGGGCGTATGCAGACGAAAGTTCAGTCATGTCGTAGTTGGCCGCAGCGGCCACAGGAATGACCTTGCCCATGCTGGACGCAAGTTCGTCAACGGTGGTTTTGCCCAAATTCTGCGTGGTAATCAGCAAATCGCTGATCTTGGTTGCATCCTCTGCTTTCAGCTGATAGCCATTGATGGCTGTTGTCATAACATCAACGGCTTTTGCGGCATCGGTAAAGCCGCCCTTTGCCAATTTGACCGCCGATGTGGTGAAATCAATAGCATCGGCAGCGTCCACACCGGCAGAAATAGCGCTGTACACGGCTTCGGAAAAATCGTTGACGGAAGCGCCCGTTTCGTTGCTGGCGGCCATGATGTCCGCCTTGTACGCTTCAAAATCGGCTGTTGATGCGTCCAACAGGGTGCTGACCTTGGCGAAAGCATCTTCAAAGTCTGCGGCCAGCTTCAAGCCTACACCGCCAACACCTGCCACGGCGGCAGAGACAGGGGCAACGGCCTTGCCGACGGCAGATATACCGCTGCCCACTTTCTGCATTTTATCGCCCACAGCGGCCAGCTTTTGGGCGGTTGTGTTCGACTTGTTGTAAGCATCGGTCAGACTGTCGATATTCTGCTTTGTCGCTTCGATTTCACGGCACAGTTTGCGGTATTCCTCTTGGTTTACCTCTGTGCCGCTTTTCATGTCCGCGTCTGCCTGTTGCTTTGCCTGCTGCAACGCAACTAATTTATCTTTGCTTTCGGCAATTTGCTTACTTAAAAGTTGTTGCTTTTGCGCGAGAAGTTCTGTATTGCCGGGGTCAAGTTTCAGCAGACGGGTAACATCTTTCAATTCGTTTTTTATCGCGTTTATGGGCTTGTTCAGTTTTGCAAGTCCCTTTTCGAGACCGACTGTATTACCGTCGATTTCAAGGGTCAAGCCCTTTACTTTTGCGGCCAAATAGAGCCGCCTCCTTTCCGTGCGGCTCCATTCAGCCCTTAGTGCAGACCATTTACTGCACCGTTAATATTGCCCCTGCAAATAATGTGTGCTATCTTTGTAGGCAAAGGGGGCATTTGCCATGACAAAACAGCAGTATAAAATTTTCACCGCCGTTCGGAAGTACAAGAAACTGGGTAAGGTCTTGGAAGCAACAAAAGTAGGCGACTACATCAAACTGCAAGAAACCGTTGGTGCAGATATGCTTGACTTTTCCGATGTCAAATACGATGATGACACAGATGTGACGCTGTCTACGAAAGCAACGGAAGCATACGAAAAAAGCACGCGAAATTTCTTCTTTAACTTAGCGATGGCTATTGCAACCATTTCTACTGCAATTATTACAATTATTGAAGTAATAACCGAACGAGCAAAATAGTATTGATGACCGCACTGTAAAAATAAATCCAGAATCCGGGAATCTTGCACAATTCCCAAAACATTTTTGCAGCTGCCTTAAAACGCTTCACTCTATTCACCTCACCCAAAGAATTTGTCGATGTCTGCCTGCGTCGCTTTAAGCGGCCACTTGTAGTCATCGTTTTCCCGCTCAATGGCCATGTCGTTTACCATGCCGACGGTCAGCAAATCAAGATCGCGCAGAGCAATGCCCATCTGCACGCAGCGCAGCAAAAACAGCGGCGTTGTCATTTCGCGGGTGCTTACCCTTGTTTTTTTTTCGGCTTTGCCGTTGTCAGCGTGTTCAGATTCCACAGCGTCAGAATTTCCGGCAGGACTTGATAGATGCTGAACACCTCGAAGGAATCCAGCCATTCTTCCACGCTGGACGGCACAGCATCTTTGTCAGCGTGCTTTGCCATGATGTAGGCCACATTCTCAAACAGGCCAAGATCGGTAGCTTCAAACTGTTCCTGTTCGGTGGTAGCCTTCTCGTAAGCGTCGGAAAGCTTCGACAAGTCCTGCATGATGTCACGCCCGAACTTGATACGATACAAGCGCGGCACGGCAGCAGTGGCACGCAGGCGGACTTCTTTGCCGTCGATGTTGATGGTTTTTTCCATGTGTATGATCTCCTGTATACAGGGTGTTCCGGTGGAACACTTTAGGTTGCATCAGTGGGCAGGGTAACGCTTGTGTACCAGCCGTTCAGCGTGGCGGGGGTGGCATCGTCTGCCGTGTGGGCCTTGATCGTACCGTCAGCCATCGGGGACACGGTGATGGTGGAAGTCTGGGTGTCGGGGTCGGTGGTTTCACTCTTGGTGTTGGCGTTGATACCGGGGCGCGTGGCGGAACAGTTGTACAAAACATACTTGCGCCCGGTTGTGTCGCCGTCCACCTCAAACAGCAGGGCGA